CAGCAGCCACTCGATAAAGATGGAGACCCAAGATTTATGAATGCAGAAGTGCAGCGCAGAAGGCTTGAGATAGATAGCTTGAAGTGGTCATTGGCTCGCATACAACCTTATGGGTTGAGAGACAAGAAAGAGAATGCTGATGTTAATGCTGGTGGTATTACATTGACCTGGGCTAATGGTGAAGTAAAGGCAGAGACTGTAGGTTAATGAGGGACTATAAGAAAGAGTACAACTCTTATCATGCCAAGCCAGAACAGAAGAAGAATAGAGCATCAAGGAATAAAGCACGTACTCTATTGAGTTCAACTGGTAGAGTTCGCAAAGGTGATGGAAGAGACGTTGACCATAGAGATGGCAACCCAAGGAACAACAGTAAGAGTAACTTGAGTGTGATGAGTAAGAGTAGGAATAGAAGTAAGAAGTAGGTGTGGGGGGAAGTATTGTCTCGTCATAGCTACGCGCATGAGTAGATGCAACTAAGAATCATTTGCAATAGGTAGAGGTCAATCGGTTCGTAACCGATAGAACTATGGCGGACTTCTCCTCTTTATTAAACATAGTGGACAATAGGTGGACAATAATTAATTAATAGTGGCGATATTGGGTATACTTTTTTTTTGAAAGTCGAGACCCCCACCCCCCCGAGAAACCGCCCACGGTTGACGTATATATTATAGTCATACAGGAGAGTCTCACACATGCACATCGAGATACCTTACACACCCAGACCACTACAAGCAGACTTGCACACACAGCTTGATAAGAACCGCTGGGCTGTAATCGTATGCCATAGAAGGTTTGGCAAGACTGTGATGGCTATAAACCACTTGTTAAGGGCTGCTATAATGTGTCCAGACCGTTCCCCAAGGTTTGCGTACCTAGCGCCTACGTATCGACAAGCGAAGGCTGTTGCATGGGATTATCTTAAGCAGTTCTCTGGAGCGATACCCGGAGTGAAGTTTCATGAGACAGAGTTGAGGGCAGATTTACCTAATGGTGCAAGATTAACGCTTCTTGGTGCAGAGAACCCAGACAGTTTACGAGGTATTTATTTAAATGGATGTGTAATGGATGAGGTTGCGGATATGCCAGAGACGGTATTTCCAGAAATTATTCGTCCAGCGTTATCGGATAGAAAAGGATTTTGTTATTTTATAGGAACACCCCGTGGCCATAATATGTTTTTCGAGTTGTATGAACAGGCGAGCCAGTTGGATGATTGGTATAATATTGTTTATAAGGCATCGGAGACAAAGATTGTAGATGATGAAGAATTAACGGCTGCCAAGACTATGATGACAACGGATCAGTATGACCAGGAGTTTGAGTGTAGTTGGGTAGCGAATGTCCCCGGTGCTATCTATGGTAAAGAATTACAAGCCTCGTTAGAAGAAAATAGAATTACTAAAGTTCCGTATGACCCGGCATTGAAAGTATTGACGTTTTGGGATTTAGGAATTGGCGATTCTACGGCTATATGGTTTGTGCAGGTTCATGGTAGAGCGTTAAATGTAATAGATTATTATGAAGCACGTAATGAGGGCTTACCCCATTATGTAAGTGTGTTGCAGAGAAAAGGATATTTATACGGAGACCATTGGGCGCCCCATGATATTGAAGTGAGGGAACTTGGAAGCGGCAAAAGTCGCAGGGAAGTTGCATGGGACTTGGGGCTGAACTTCCGGGTAACACCGAAGTTACCGATTGAAGATGGTATACACGCCGCACAGATGTTAATACCTCGGTGTTGGTTTGACCAGGATAAATGTAAGATAGGTTTAGAAGCCTTGAGGCATTACCATAGAGCGTATAATGAAAGAACACGAAGTTTTAGAGCGAGTCCAGTTCACGACTTCTCCAGTCATGCAGCGGATGCATTTCGGTATTTTGCTGTCGGATTGAAAGAACAAAAAGATTGGTCGCATCCTCCACAAAGGATTGCGTCAAGTGATTATAACCCTTTTACACATAAAGGAGATTCCCAATGGGTTTCTTAAGTCCTAAAGCGCCACCAGCGCCCCCTCCTCCACCGCCACCTCCACCTCCTCCGGGAATTGAAGGTGCGGATAAAGGAAAAATAGCGCAAGAAGAAAAAAGATTAAAAAGACGTAAAGGTGTGCAAGATACTATTTTAACCGGTTCTGGATTAACACAAGAAGCAGGTGCAGCAAGCACTTACAAACCAACTTTATTAAAATAAATAACAAAGGGAGAAAATTATGGGTGGATTTTTAGGCGGCAGCACTAGACAAGTGGCAGCGGCAGTACAACCTTCTAAAGCTTATGTGCAACCAGCAGCAGCTATTCGTTCGGAAGAACAGGAATCAGGAAAAAAGAAAAAAAGAAAAATGGTTTCTGGCGAAGCAGCAACAATGTTGACAGGGACACAAGGGTTAACAACATCTGGCGAAAGCAAATCAACAAAATCTTTATTAGGAGATTAATATGCCTATTGCCAATAAAAAAGCAGTAGCCTATTTAAGTCAGTTAAGCGTTTTAGAAAATCAGCGTTCTGTATGGGAAAATCATTGGCAAGAATTAGCCGATTATATTTGTCCACGGAAAGCGGATATTACAAAACGAAGAACCGCTGGCGATAAACGGTCTGAATTGATCTTTGATGGTACCGCTATTCATGCAGCGGAAATGTTAGCAGCGTCTTTACATGGTATGCTGACTAATCCGTCTACACCGTGGTTTAGTTTAAAGTTTAAAGATCGTAACCTAGATGGTAATGATGAAGCAAAAGAATGGCTGCAGGGCGTAACAGAAGTTATGTATTCTGCATTTAATCGATCAAACTTTGCAGAAGCCGTGCATGAATTGTATTCGGACTTAGTTGTATTTGGTACAGGCGTAATGATGGTAGAGCGAGATGAGTCTACAAACTTACGTTTTTCAACACGTCATATTGGGGAATGTTTTATTTCCGAAGATGCACAAGGCCGTGTTAATACCGTATACCGTAAATTTAAAATGACCTGCATTGCGGCTAAAGAAATCTTTGGCGTAGAAGCGTTGCCAACCAGTATGCAGAAAAAAGCTATAGAAGAGCCGTATACAGAAGTAGAATTTTGTCATATTGTCCATCCAAGAGAGAATTATGATCCTAATAAGGTAGATAGTCTTAATAAACCGTATGCATCTATCTATATTGATCCAGAAGATAAACAAATTATTTCGGAAGGCGGATTTGATGAACTTCCCTATTTGTGTCCTCGTTGGTTAAAAGCCAGCTTTGAACGTGGTTATGGGCGCTCCCCTGCTATGACTGCGCTTGCAGACACAAAAATGTTGTCAAAAATGTCAGAAGTAACCATTCGGGCAGCACAAAAGCAAGTTGATCCCCCGCTTATGCTGCCTGATGACGGTTTTATGATGCCTATTCGTACGGTTCCAGGAGGATTAAACTTCTATAGAAGTGGTACAAGAGACCGTATTGAGCCTTTAAATACCGGGGCAAACAACCCTTTAGGCCTAGCAATGGAAGAACAAAGACGTACAGCTATTCGTGCAGCGTTTTATGTTGACCAATTAATACTAGGGCAAGGCCCACAAATGACAGCTACCGAGGTTATACAAAGAACTGAAGAAAAAATGCGTTTACTAGGCCCAGTTTTAGGTAGGTTGCAGGCCGAATTATTACAACCATTAATTGAAAGAGTATATTCAGTACTAACACGCCAAGAAATGTTTGCACAAGCACCAGAATTTTTACAAGAAAGCGATGTTGAGATTGAATATGTATCACCGTTAGCAAAAGCACAACGCTTTGGCGATATACAATCCGCTATGCGTTTGTTTGAAAGTTTGGCTCCGTTATCACAAATTAATCCGGGTGTATTTGATTATGTTGATATGGATGGATTAGCCAAACATATTATTAGAGTGTTGGGTGTTCCAGCAACAGTTGTGAAGTCCGATGAGCAAGTTGTCCAAGAACGCCAACAAAAAGCCGATCAACAAGCAGAGATGGCAGAACAACAACAAATAGCGAACCAAGCACAGGCTATGGGTGATGCCGCTCCTATGGTTAAGGCGTTGCAACAATAATGGCTATAAATTATCGTGGACAAACATTTTCTGGGTATAACAAAGCAAAGCGTACTCCTGGACATAAAACAAAGTCCCATGCGGTGTTAGCAAAAACAGGGACAGACATAAAACTTATACGTTTCGGTCAACAAGGTGTTAGTGGCGATAAAACTACTACAGCACGTTCTAAATCTTTTAAAGCACGACACGGAAGTAATATAAAAAAAGGTAAGATGAGTGCCGCTTATTGGGCTAACAAGGTTAAATGGTAGGAGAATAACATGGCTAAAAAAGGTTTATATGCAAACATGAACGCTAGAAAGAAAAAAGGCATAAGCCGTAGTAAGAAAAATTCTACGGTATCAAATAAAGCCTATGCAAATATGCAAGCAGGTTTTCCAAAAAAGAAAAAGACATTAATATAATATGTTTAAAACAGACACCGATAGATTAGAAACCTATAAAAGAATGTTTGCAACCGATGATGGCAAACAAGTCTTAGAAGATTTAAAAGAACGGTTCCATAT